GGCTTACACCTTTGACACGCAGACCAGCTATGCGCTGGGCACCGCCCAGCAGCGGGGCTGCCTAATCGATGGCCGGTGGCTGGCAGTCGAGATTGAGTCGTCAGCGACGACCGACAAGGCTTACCACATCACGGGCTTTGAGCTGGACTGGGACTGGGCGGCGGGCTGGTGAGGTACACCCCGCGCCGTCAGCCGCTGGAGCAGGAAACGGACGAGCTGGCCCGGGTGCTGGCGGGGCCGACGTTTCCGTTTCTGTATTTGGACGAGCTGCAGGCGGCCCCCGCCAAGCCGCAGACTGGTATGGTGGCCTTTGGCGCGGCGGGTGTGCTGGGCGTGGCGGCTGGGGTGTATTGTTATTATGGCGCGGCGTGGAACTTTTTAGGTTAACCACTGACCTGAGCCCGTACCGGATCCCGCTGGAGCGGGCCTGCGCCCGGGACGTTTACGGGCTGACATACGCGGACCTGGAAGCCGGGATGGCGTCTGAAGAATATCTGGCCATTGCCAACGGACGGTTTTGTGTGGTGGTGGAAAAGGCCCCGGTACGCGACGGGAACGGACTGTGCCTAGTGGCATTGGGCGGTGAAGGTTTGGAGGATTGGCTGGAACCGTTGCTGGCGATGCTGGAGGGGCTGGCCCGGGATCAGGGTTGCCGGTCAATATTGATGCGTGGCCGGTTGGGCTGGCAGCGACCACTGACAAAGCACGGGTGGGCAGTCCATGCGGTCGTTTTGCAAAAACAGATAGATTAAAGGGAATAAGGCTATGGGTGGCGGGTCATTAGGTTTCAGTAAAAGCAAAAGTAAATCCAGCCAGTCGGTCTGGAACCAGCAGGCCCCGTATTTGCAAGGTCTGTACGAACGGGCCTATCAGTCCAGCCTGGGCGGCGGTACGGGCGGCCAGGGCATCGGTCAGGGCTGGGGCCGGAAGGGCACGCCGGGCTGGATTGGCGGGCGGCCCAATGTGCGGGGCGACGGCATCCCTCCTGGGGCTGACCCCTACGCTGGCGGGCGCAGCCAGGCGGGCGGCCCTGGTGGGCTGGTGGGTGGCCTGGGCGGACCGTTGGGCGGCGGCAACTATCAGGGCCAGGGCGGACCGTTGGGCGGCGGTTATCGGGGCGGCGATCCGCTGCAGCAGCTGGGCGGCAGTCTCACGCAGCAGGGCCAGGGCTTTCTGGGCAACCTGGGCATGATGGGCCAGGCCGGCAACCCCTTTGCCCAGGCGCAGATCGGCCAGCTGGGGCAGGGGCTGGGGCGGCTATTTAATCAGCAGATCATGCCCGGCATCCAGAGCACCTTTGGCCAAGCGGGCCAGCTGGGCGGCAGCCGGCAGGCGCTGGCCCAAGGGCAAGCCGCAGAAGGCCTGGGGCAGGCGTTCACGGGTGGGGCCTTGGACATCCTGGGCAACAGTGCTCAGCTCGCGCTACAGGCCAACCAGGCGGGTCTGGGCGGACTGGGCGGGGTCTTTGATCAGGGGCAGAACGCGACCTTTGGCAGCCTGCCGGGGCTGGCCGGCCTGTTGGGTGGTCCGACTACGCTAGGCAAGAGCAAGAGCAAATCCTTTGATGTGCAGGGCAGCGGGTATGTGGGGTTTGGCGGCAGCGGCGGGGGATAACAGAAATGGCAGGTTTATTAGATTGGATGCTAGAGCGTCAGGGCAAAATAGGAAAAGCCCAAGCTGCTTGGCGTGATGAGATTACTGAGGGCCGACAGAAACGGAAAGACCTGGCGCAGGGCGTAGGTCTGGCCCAGGCTTTGGCTGGGGTCGGAAAAGGCCCGCAGGCGCCAGTGCAGCAGCCGGATGGCAGGTTTAAAACGCCCATGGACCCGGACGCGGCGGCGGCGGTCAGGCTGATGCAGAACCCGGGCAGCCGGGGGATTGGCAATCAGCTGGCCACCAATGTCATGGACCCGGCGTGGCAGCAGCAGCAGCAGAACGCGGTGGATCAGGGCTACGCCACCCGGCAACAAGTGGACATGGCAGCGTCCGAGGAGGCGCGGCGCAATCAGCTGTTCCCGGGGCAGCTCAAGGCGCAGGACTACGCGGCTAATCAGGACCGGCGGCAGGGCGCGGAGTCAGGGCAGCGGCTGAAGCTGAACGATCTGGCGCTGCAGGCCGCTATGGCGCCCCCGGCGCCGCCCACCGACGCGCAAATATTTGAACAGGCCGCCGGGTTTCCGCTGCCGAAAGACTACATAGCGGGCTTTAATCCCAATACCAAGGAGCTGGAACCTATCCCGGCGCCGAACACCGAGCCCTACCGTAAAGCGGCTGCCGAGGTGGACACTGGCGAAAAGCTGTCCCGCACGATAACGCGATACCTGGCGCTGGTGGACGCGGTAGGCCCCACGGGCACGGAGTTTATCGGCCCCAAGGCTGGGGCGCTGCGGTCGGCCCGCGAGGACGTTATCAGCGCGTACCGGGAACGGGCGGCGCTGGGCACGCCCACGGGTGGCGAGCTGGCGCGAGTGGAAGACATTTTGCCGGACCCCACCGGCTACTACCGCAACTCATGGTCGGCGCTGGGCGCCTTGGGGACTGCCGGGCTGGCGTCTGGCTACATTAAGGAGAGTCAGATGTCGCCGTACAGGGAGCTGCTGGAGGCGGTCACGCAGGATCTAGACACCAAATACAAACGGAACTGGTGGATTCCGCCCACGCCGGGGATTCGCGCCCCGTGAGCGAGCGTTACACCCGCACCGACCGGGAGGGCCGGAAGTACAAGCCGACGCCCCGGGGCACCTGGGAGCCCTTGACCGAGCAGGAAATGGCTGCCGAGGAAACCGGCGGTGTGCAGGCGTTTCTGGCGCAGGGCCCCCGGGCGGCGCTAGATCTGAATGACCTGATGGCGCTAGTAAATCCGCTGGCCCGCATGGGCAGTCCCGAGGGCTACCAGCCCCAGATTGACCGGGCCGCTGGCAACATGGCGGAACGGGGCCGGCAGTTTGAGCCGCTGGACCGGGCGCAGGCGGGGCCGAGCATGGGGGGTCAGATCCTGCTGGACCCTATCGACCTGGCTGCCGGTGGGCTGGTCAAGGGCGGCGTGGGCATGGCAAGCCGGGCGGTGCGGGGCCGCATGGCTGACCGGGTGCAGGCGCAGGCCCAGCGCGGAGCTGCGGCTAGGGCCGCCCAGGTGGGCGCTGCCGGTGGGCTGCGGAGCGTGGGCGCTGCGGAGACTACCAGCGGCCCCCGTCGAATCTGGAACGACTTAGTGGACGAGTACAACCGGGTTACCACCGAGTTTACCACGCCGATGGAGTTAAACGATACCCAGCTGGCGGCCATCCCGGTTATGGCGCGCATCGGGTTTCAGGATCTACCGGGCCAGCTGCGGGGGTCGCGGCTGATGCTGGAGGGGATCAAATCGGACGCCCTGCTGCGCCAAGCGGTCGAGCCTGAGCTGATGGCCAACCGGCAGGGCCTGGAGCGGGCCATTAAGCGTGGGCTGGGTCTGCCGGAAACTACGGCGTTCACCGACGACGCGCTGCTGTCCGGCGCCGAGGATCTGCTGGGCCCTGAGTTTGACGCGGTGCGGGAGGCGGTGACGCAGCCGGTCACACTGTCGGCGGCGGGCCGGGAGATTGCCGACCCCATGCTGTCCAGCTACCAGCGGCGGGCTATGGACACCGAGGGCGCCCTGTCCGGTTCCGAGTTAATGGAAATCCGCAGCCGCCTGTCCCGCCAGGCTAGCGAGCTATTCAAGAAAGGCGAATACAACGCCGGGACCGACGTTGTGGACGTCATCAACGAGATAGACCGCGCCATCGAGCCGCAGCTGGGGCCGGAGCTGCTGGAGCGGTGGCGCACGGCGCAGGGTCGCTGGCGGTTTAAAGTGTTTCTGGAGGCCGGTCAGACGCTGGGCAGTAAAGGTGAAATTAATATTCGCTCAGCGGGCACGGCGGCTAAGAAGATTTTCGGTAAGGACTTTCGGGGCTTTTCTGACCCCGCCACGGGCCGGCGCGGCAACTTGACTGCCGAAACCAGTGAGGCCCTGGACTGGGTCAAGGTGGGCCAGGCTTTTGCGGACAATATCGGAGACTCTGGCACGGCAGGCCGGACGCGCTCTATACAGCTATTAACCAGCCCGGTGGAATACGGAAAATCCGCCATGATTGGCCGCATCATCCGGCGCCAGGCTGATCTGCGCGCTGCACCGGCCCCGGAGCCCACCCCATGACCATCGACCTGAACGCCCTGTGGTTTCTGCTGGTCGGCGCCGCGGTGGTCGGTTCGATCAAGATAGTGCTCAATCGCCTGAACACTATTGAGACCACCCTGGTCGAACACGGTCTCGATCTGCGTGAGATCAAGACCAAGATCGGAATCAAGGTGGCAAACCTATGAACGAGAACCGGCCTAACATTATTACCATTGGAGCCATCGGCGGGGCGCTGGCCTGGTTCGTCTGTTTTGGTCTGAAACGCTACGGCATCGACCTGGGGGCCGAGGGCGGGATTGCCATGTCAACCCTTGTGACAGCCGGGATGCAAATCGTGGATCGACTGAGCAAGCGCCGCGGCTGTTACGTCCTGAACAAATACGGGTAGTCAATTGCTGACTCTGCGTGAGGCCCGCTGCCAGTTTACGGCCCTGCTGCCGGGGCTGATCCAGCAGGCCCACAACCTGGGGCTGGAGTGTGCGGCCGGCGAGATCCAGCGTGATCCCCGGGTGGCGGCCCTGAACGCCCAGACCGGGGCCGGCATCCGCAACAGCGTCCACCTCCAGGGGCTGGCCATTGATCTGCACCTGTACCGTGAGGGGAAGTACCTATCCCAGACCAGCGACCATGCCGAGCTGGGCGCCTGGTGGGAGCAGCAGCACCCGCTGGCCCGGTGGGGCGGCCGGTTTGGGGACGGGAATCACTATTCGTTTGAATGGCAGGGCAGGAAATGATCCCAATCATCGAGGCCGGACTGGCCATCCTGGACAAGCTGATCCCCGACCCGGTCGCCCGGCAGGCGGCCAAGGTGCGGTTGCTGGAGCTGGAGCAGGCCGGGCAGCTGGCCCAGCTGGACGCCACCCTGAAGCTGGCGCAGGGGCAGCTCGAAGTGAACAAGGTGGAGGCCGCCAGCCCTGACAGGTTCGTCTCAGGGTGGCGCCCGGCCGTGGGCTGGGTCTGCGCCGGGGGCTTTGCCTACGTGACCCTGCTGCAGCCCCTGCTGCCCTGGCTGGCCCACCTGGCCGGCGGGACGCACGAGCCGCTACCGAACATCCCGACGGATGTGCTGCTGACCCTGCTGCTGGGGATGCTGGGGCTGGGCGGGCTCAGGACCGCGGAGAAGATCAAGGGGACGGTTTGACCCCGGGCTTGGAGTGATCCAGGCCCAGGACGTCCAGGGCGGCTTCGTCCGTATTGACCCGGTAGCAAGGCAGCCCCAGCGCCTTGGCGGTGGCGTGAAAGATCACCTGATCAGGCTCCATGCGGCCCTTGGGCGCCTTCACCTCCAGCAGCAGCCAGACGCCCCGCCAGCCCACCAGCAGATCCGGCAGGCCGGTACCGCTGAGCCGGTAGGTGATGGCCCCGCAGTCATTCAGGGCCTTGACGATGGCGGGCTCGTTCCGGTCCCGTTTCGGATTCACGCGGCGCAGGCTCACTGCAGTTTATCCAGGCAGTCCAGGCAGAGGCGCACCTCACCGTAAGCGGTGGTCGCCCAGTCCCAGTCCTGAACATTTCTGGGGGCGTCAGTGTAGGCAATGCCTTTGTCGCAACTGGCACACTCCCAGCGGGCATAGGGCGGGTCCGCATCCAGATCAATCATCCCTGCAACCTCCAGGTGGTGACCCGCTCATAGCCGGCCTTGCGCAGCCAGTTGCAGACCTGATACAGCGGCAGCCCCAGCTCCCGGGCCACCGCCGCAGCCACTTCACCGGCAGCCACCCGGCCCACGGCTTGCGCCTTTACGCCGGGCAATTGGCGGATCCATTTACCGTTCACAAATGCAACCCGATGTAAAAGAACAGGCCCCAAAGCAAGCCGCAGCCGACCACCACAAAGACCACCGACGCCCGGTCCTGGTTGCGGATCTGGTTCAGCCGCTCTTCGTGCAGGGCATCCTGCAGCCGGGACAGCTGGGCTTGTTTGTAGTCGCGGTCGAAGGCGGTCATGCATAGCTCCTTTTTGTGCGTTGCTTAAGTTCCTGGGCGCTGAGTAGCAGCAGCAGATCGTCGGGCTCCACATCGACAATCATTCGATTCATAGCCCTGGCGTGCTTGTCGCAGAGTAGTTTTGCCGGGTGTGGTCGCCAATCACTGTCGTACCGGTCAGGCAAATCCGCAATCGTAAAACGATGGTCCGACGACTCCGGGCACAAGCTGCAGGCCGGCGGGAACCCCCGCGACTCAATCAGGAAATCCAAGGGGTGGTACAGCCAGCCCCGGCCTTCAAAGTCCCGCCCCGTTCGCTTCCTCACCTGGGCTTGCAGTCCCAGCCACGGATTGGCATAGCCCCGGCGCCGCCCGCGTCGATAGGCCCGGGCCACAATCGGGTGGTCCCGGGCTTCCTCAAACGACGTGTAGCCGACGATGGGGCACTTAAGCGGATAGTGGGGCACTGCCGCTACCCATGGGCAGGGCGGGCAGCCCTTGGTTAACGCCCCGCTGTTCGGTCACGAATCGGGCGTATTCCATTTCCAGCCGGGCCAGGCTGACAGCGGTATTAGCCAGGGCCGCCACCGATCTGGCGTGCTGGGGGGTGGTCTGCCCCGACTCCAGGCGGTCCAGCTGCTGAAAAATATGCTCCTGCAGCCCGTGGCTGCTGCGTCCGACGATTGAGTTACTCATTAGCGTTTCCTTTGTGGTTGTTGTCCATGTCATCAATGGCCTGCTGCATGGCCTGAGCCTTCAGCTGCTCCTCCTGCCAGCACGCGTACAGCTCCAGCGCCTGCCGGTCCTTCTCCCGCTCCCGGGCCATGGGGTCGTCGGGCCCGGTCTGGATGCCGCTGGACCATTCCAGGGAGTGGTGGTGCAGGTACTCGGTCCATTGGGTGCGGTTCACGAGCTGTACGCCCAGTGCGGATCAGCCCGGCGCTTTTCCCGCTCAAAGATGACCCGAATATATTGCGGCGTGACACCGAAACGCCGGGCGGTATGGCTGAACGGCAGGCCCTTGGACCGATCAGCCATGATGGCCTCAATTTTTATCTTCATAGCCGCCCACCGTTGAGCCTTAACCTCCTCAATCGTTTTGGCCATCAGAAGGGCACCTCTTGGTCAAACGGGTCCGCCGGCCCCGCAGGGCCAACCTGCTTTGCCTGGAGCGCCTGAGACGCCCTGAGCTGGGCCAGCTCCAGCCCGGTGGGCGCGGGTGCAGCCTGGGGCGCTACAGGGGCTGGGACGTAGTTAGCCGGACGCAGGCGCAGACCGCCCACCATGTCACCGTTCGGGCCCTGCACCATGCGGTCAAAGAACACGCCGACCCGCTGGCCGATCAGGGCGGTGGTTTCGGCGGTGCGGAAAATCACCTCCAGGCGCAGGCGGTTGGTCTTGTTGAGCAGCATGGGTTTCATGCCCGGGGTGGCCCAGAGGATGGCGGGCTTACTGGTCCCGTCCTGCAACTTGACCACTTCAAAGCCGCCAATGGTCAGGTCCAGCCCACCTTCTGGCAGCTCCCGGCCCGCGAGGTATTTGCTTTGGTTGAAGTCGTTGAGGTTCATAAAGGTTCCTGTTCAGGTTAAGAGTAAGTGCGGGACAGAGCGTAATGATATGCTCCACCCCTGTCAAGCACGGCGAGTAACTATTTATGACGCCCATCCCGATCAAGGAAGCGATTGTGGAGTCCGGCGGCGTGACCGCCCTGGCCCAGAAGCTGAGCGTGACCCGCCAAACCGTCCACCGCTGGCTGCGCGAGGGCGTGAACCTGCCGGAAACGTACCAGTACACCTACATTGCCAAACGGCCCCGGAAACGGCAGGCTGCGCCGAACGTCTGACGCACGTAGACAGAGCGGACTAGCTGCGCCGGCCCGTCAGGAAAGCAGCCAGGCACCACCGGGAACTGACCCAGCCCTAGCACACAAGCACATGACCCCCGATGCTGGTAACGCCCAGCGGGGAGCCGACCGGCCCACGTTACGGGCGCTTGCAATAGGTGGCGGAGCAACGAGACAGCCCCAGCCCCCGACCGGATACCGGGAGGGGAGGCATCGGGTCATGTTGGCCCCTAGCACAACCTTCACGTTTACTTTAAGGTTAAGGTTATGGTTAAACAGTACCTGCTCAACCTGGGCCTGCTGCTGAACTACGCCCTGATGACCCTGATCGGGCAAGACCCGCGCAAGACCATCAGCGCCTGGGCGTACCTCAAAGGGTATACGCCGATCGTCAAACTCATTGACCGTGTGTATGACGACCCCGAGCACTGTCACAAGGCGGCCCGGGGCTGGGACAGGCCGGATCTGATAGACCGTAGCCTCTGGTAATGGCCCGCAAGCTCAACCCCAAAACAGCCGAGTCAGTACGGGGCCACATCCAGGGGCTCATGCTGGTAAACCTGCTGCAAGATCATGCGGTTGGTAAGCGTGAAATCAGCGACGAGCGGCGCGATTCAGCCAAGTTCCTGCTGGGCTATGCCATCTCCAAGCCGCCCCAGCAGACTGAGGTCACTGGCACTGTGGAGCTGAAGTGGCAGTAATCACCCTGCCCTACCGGCCACGGATCTACCAGCGCCAGACCTATGACAAGCTGCGCCGGTTCAACGTGCTGGTGTGGTCGAGGCGCACCGGCAAGACGGTGTTCTCCATCAATTGGGCCATCCGCAAGCTGATCGAGTGCAAGCTGCCCGACGCCCGGGTGGCGTACATCATGCCCACCTACAAGCAGGCCAAGCGGGTGGCGTGGACCTATCTCAAGACCTTCACCGCGCCTATCCCTGGGATGCGCTATCTGGAGCAGGAACTGAGGGCCGTTTTCCCCGATGGCCGCGAGTTCTGGTTGCTGGGTGGCGAGGACTGTGACGCCCTGCGCGGTATTTACCTGGACGCTGTGGTCTGCGACGAGTTCGCGCAGCTGCCGCCCAGCCTGTGGGGCACCGTGCTGCGGCCTGCCCTGGCGGATCGTGAGGGGGCTGCATTGATAATTGGAACGCCCTTTGGCATGGCCAACCAGTTCCATCAGTTCTACGTCCAGGCCCAGCAGCTGCCCGGCTGGTTCCGCAGCCTGCTGACCTGTAACGACACCGACGCGATCAAGCCGGACGAGTTGGCCGCGCTCAAGCGGGAGATGAGCCCCGAGGAGTTTGAGCAGGAAATGCTCTGCAGCTGGACCGCCAGCGTCAAAGGCGCATTTTTCTCGAAAGAGATGTCCAAGGCCGAGCAAGAGGGCCGCATCACCCGCGTGCCCCGCGACCCGCTGCTGCCGGTCCACACCAGTTGGGATCTGGGTATGGCCAACCGCACGGTGGTCTGGTTGTGGCAGACGGTGGGGGCTGAGGTGCGGGCCATCGGCTGCCGGGCCTACAGCTCCACGGGCCTGCCAGACATTATCGCTGACCTCCAGCAGCTGGGTTACAGCTGGGGCAGCCATTACGCCCCGCATGACGCCCAGGTGCGGGAACTGGGCAGCGGCAAGAGCCGGTCAGAGATAGCCCTGTCGCTGGGGATGCGCTGGACTATAGCGCCCCAGGTGGGCCTGCAGTCCGGCATTGATGCCACCCGCGCCATGCTGAGCCGGGTCTGGTTCGATGCCGAGGCCTGCAAGGATGGCATAGAGGCCCTGCGCCTGTACCGCACTGAGTATGACGACGAGCGGAGGGTCTACAGCAACGCCCCGCTCCATAATTGGTGCTCAGACTATGCGGATAGCGCCCGCATGTTTGCCGTGGGCAGCCAGGGCAAGGCGCCGGGCTGGACCCCCCTTGATTACCGCCAACTGGACAGGGCTACGATATGAAAATGACCGATGACGAGCTGCTGAGCATCCTGACCCGGCGGATCAGCAACGCCACCGCGGACGGCATGAGCCAGCAGGACCACAAGCAGGCGCTGGATTACTACCTCTGTCGGCCCCGCGGTGACGATCTGGCCGGCCGCAGTGTGGTGCAGAGCGCAGATGTGGCGGATATGGTCCACGCCACCATGGCCCAGCTGCTGCCCGCCTTCACCGGGGACCAGGTGTGCGAGTTCGAGCCGGACGCGGAGGGTGACGAGTCGCAGGCCCGCCTGGAGTCCGACGCCTGCAACAAGGTGATGATGGAGTCCAGCCGGGGCTTTGTTGTGTTCTACGAGGCCGTAAAGGATGCCCTGATCCTGCGGAACGGGGTCATCAAGGTCTGGGCTGAAGAGCAGTCCTACTCTGAATCCGAGTATTACCAGAACCTGACGCCGGACCAGTCGGCTGCCATGTCCATACAGGGCCGCAAGGTGCTGGACCGGGGCGAGGGCCGCTCAGAGGCGGTGACCAGCGGCACCCGCATGAAGGTCAAGATGCAGGCCATTGACCCGATCAACTTCTACGTGGACGCGGACGCGGACTGCATCCTGCTGGACGACGTGGCCGGCACCTATGAGCGCAAGGTGATGGCCCGGGGCGACCTGATTGAGATGGATCTGGACCGGGAGCTGGTCGAGCAGCTGCCGATGTACCAGGGCGGGACCACCGTTGCCGATCAGGCCCGGTATCGGCAGGGCGTCCGGCCCAGCCCGGTGCCCAGCGGGTGGGCCGCGGAGCTGGTCGAGGTCTGGGAGTCCTACATTCGCATTGACCGCAGCGGCAGCGGCGAGCTGGAGCTGACCCGCACCCTGTCCGGCCAGGGCACGCTGCTGCTCGTGGAGCCGGCTGAGTGGATCTGCTACGCCACCGGCACGGCGCTGATTCAGGCCCACCGCTGGCAGGGGCTGAGCCTTTACGATCTGGTCAAGGGCGTGCAGGACGTTAAGACGGCCACGCTCAGGAGCTATATCGACAACCTGAAGCAAAGCCGAACGGCGGCTAATAGCCAGGTGGTGAACATTGACGACCTGACCACCGAGCGCCCCAAGGGCATCGTCAGGGTTAACGGCCCTATCGCGGGCAACATCGGCGACCTGTCGGTTACGGATATGGGCCCCAGCGCCCAGGCCCTGCTGGGCTACATGGACAAGGTGCGCTCCGAGCGGGGCGGTGCGGCGCTGGAGATGGCCAGCGGTGAGCCGGGCCTGATGACCAGCCAGATCGGGGCCCAGAACGTGGCCGATGTGCTGACCAGCACCGAGCTGCTGGGGGCCATGCTGGCCAAGACCCTGGCGGAGACGCTGGTGCGGTCGGCTTTCCTGCTGGTCCACAAGCTGCTCCGCACCACGGTTCTGGAGCCGATGACGCTGCGCCTGGCGGACCAGTGGGTGACGGTGGACCCGTCTCAGTGGCGGGCCCGTGAGCGGATCAACATCAAGGCGGGGCTCTCGCCTGGCGAGCGGCGCCGCAAGGCGCAGGCCCTGGAGGGCGTAGTGGCGCACCAGATGCAGCTGATGGCTGCCGGCCTGGACGGGGTGCTGGTTTCCATGCCGAACATCTACGCCACCCTGCGGGACTGGTGCAGCGCCCAGGGGATCGACGCGGGCGAGCGGTACTTCACCGACCCGACCGGGCAGGCCAGCGGCCAGGCGGTGCAGGGCAAGATGCAGCAGCAGCAGCAACAGCAGCAGCAGCAGCTGCAGATGATGCAGGCCCAGATGCAGCTGGAGGGCCAGAAGCTGGAGCTGGAGAACCAGAAGCACCTGCTCGACAAGTACATGGCCGATGCTGAAACCCGATTCAAATACTGGAAAGGTGCCCTAGATGCCGAAATCGCTGAAGCCCAGCTCACAGCCCAAGTCACCGCCGACCTCTCTGCCGCCCAGTCTGAGGGCCGAGCCCGATCTGCAACTCGACCAGAAGCAATTGGCGGGGGTGCTGGCGGCGCTGGACCGATGTGAGGCCCGACTGCGGAGCCGGTACTTTGACAGCTGGCTAAAGGCCCTGAACGATCCCGAGGGCACGCGGATCAGGGCGGCCCTGTTGAATGAGACCTTTCTGGAAATACGAGGGGACTTGACCAGTGGAAACTGAAAGCGTAGAAACGACTCCAGCAGAGGCCCCCGAGCCGGCCGTAGAGATACGGAACGATCGGGACGCCATCAAGGCGGTTGAAGCCCTGCTAGGCGCCCCGAGTGCCGCTGAGCCCGAGAAGGCCCAGGACGACTCCGAACCGGCAGAGATGCCCGGTGACCTGACCAGCCTGGCTGAGAAGCTCAAGGCGACCCCTGACAAGCTCTACGCGCTGAAGGTGCCCATGGCGGACGGTGAAAGCCGCACGCTGGGGGAACTGAAAGACGGTTTTCGCACGGCTGACCAGCTCCGGGTCGAACGCGACGAGGTGCAAATCGAACGCACCTCCCTGGAGACGGAACGCCGGCAGGCTTTCGAGGAACTCCAGGCGGTGGCCCGGCAGATCCCGAACCTGAGCCGCGAGGCCATCGAGGCGGTGCGTGAGCAGCATTCTCGACGAATGCAGTCGGAGCTGTCGCTGCTGCTGGAAGCGGTTCCCGAGCTTAAAGACCCGGTGCGGTGGGCGGCCGAACGACCAGTTGTCGAGGAATGGGCCAAGGGTTTTGGCTTCACCCCCGCCGAGCTGAACGAGATTACAGACCACAAGGTCCTGCGGGCGCTGCGTTATGCCGCCCTGCGGGATCGAGACTTGAAGGCAGAGCGGGTCAAGCCCCCGGCCAAGGTTGCCCAGGCACCGCGGCCGGCCAGAGGACCCAGCCCGGCGATGGAGCACGGACGACTAAAGGCAGCGGTGACCACGCGCAGGATGCAGCCGGTCAACGCAGTGGAACAACTTTTAAGAGGACAGTGACATGGCAGTTAACGGCGCGTTGGACGTAGTTGAGATTCGGGCCCTGACCAGCGGCGGAAACATTAGAGAAGATCTAATGTCCAAAGTCTGGGATGTAAGTCGGACGCCATTACCGTTCCAGGACGCCATCGGGACCGGCACCTGCACCAGCGACCAGCACGAGTGGACGATCGACAAGCTGGGCGTGGCGGCTGCCAATGCCTGGGTGGAGAACGCCAGCGTGCCGGCAACGGGTACGGCCAGCGCCCCCACGGACATTGGCAACAGCGCCAGCCAGTCCGCGGTCATCCGAGCCCGTAACATCTGCCAGATCAGCGCCAAGGCGGTCAGCGTCTCGCTGCGGTCGCAGGACGTTCAGACCAGCGGCAACACGGCGGGCCTGGCGTACCAGGTCATGCAGCGCCAGCGCGAGCTGAAGCAGGACATGGAGTTCATCCTGCTGAGCAATACCGCCAGCCTGCTGGGCAACGCCACCACCACGGCGCCCCTGCTGGGCGGGTATCTGAGCTGGGTCGAGGATAAGACGGCCCCGACGCAGAACCTGTTCGTTTCGGCAGCGGCTACGCCCAGCGCGGACGGTGGCTATGACCAGACCACCAAGCTGACGGTGGCAGCGGCCAGCACGGCCACCCCGGCAGCGGTCAGCGAGGCCGACCTGCGGGATGTGATCGAGGCGATCTACAACGGCGGCGCCGAGGCGAGCATGGCCATGATGCTGCCGAGCATGAAGCGCATCGTGTCCCAGTATATGTACACCTCCAGCGCCCGCATCGCCCAGCTGACCAGCGAGGTCGGCCAGGGCAAGAGCGGCCAGGATGTGGCCCGGGGTGCGGTGAGCGTGTTCATCAGCGACTACGGTGTCGTGACCTTGATGCCTAATCGGTTCTTCCCCAAGCAGGCCAGCACCACCCACGACTTTATTGCGGTCTTTGACCCGATGTATCTGTCGGTGGATTACCTGCACGGGATCAGCGTTACCGAGCAAGCGGTGCAGGGCCTGCAGGAGCGGCGCAATATGTTCGCCGACTACACCCTGCGCTGCTCAAGCGACCAGGCGATCGGGGCCATCGCGGACATTTCACCGACTGGTGCGATGACGGCCACCTAATGGCTGAGGGCCTGATCCTGAACCCTGACTGGGCCGAGCCGGTTAAGACCCGGCTCGTGCCCAACGGTCAGGAGCTGGTGGGCGAGATGATCCAGCCAGGGGCCACGGTCATGCTGGAGGGTATCCAGACGATCCGTGACAACCGGCTGGCTAAGGCTTTTGACTGGGGCCGGTCTGAGCTGGAGATCCCGCTCGTGCAGCTGGAGAACCTGCAGCGCAAGTACCCGGATCTGGCCAGCCCTGACGGCGGCATCAAGCTCAAGGCGTGGAAGCAGTTTTTGCGGAACCCCGAATCGTTACCCTACCGCGTGCGGCTGGGCGGGCGATTCCAGGGCCGCAGTGTAGGAGGAATCTGATGGCCGGCAAGGCAGTGGGACAGACCGGGGGCACGCTCACGTCGCCGGGTGGGCAGATGGGCCAGAAGCTGACCCGTGCGTATGCAGAGGGCCGGGGGGAGATCCCGAGCGGCACCAACCCGCACACCGCCAGCACGCCCGAGAACGTGGCCTGGCAGGCCGGCTATGACAACCGGGCCAACGCGGCCTATGCCTTTGAAACGGCGGTGCCCTGATGGCCAAGCTGCGCCCCTTATGGACGCCGGGGAAGCCCACTAGCGCCCGCAACCCCAGCGCCCCGAGCATGGTGAGCAACGTCCCGAATAACGCGGTGACGTTCCTTGACGATTTCTACAGCAGCTCGATTGGGAACATTGGCTTCAGTGTAGGCACCCTGGCCACGCCGGACACCCTGACTCACATCTCCCCGCTGGGCGGCCCGAGCTGGCAGGCGACGGAATTAGTCGGCACCACCGGCTCTGTGGCCCAGACTCCCGGCACTTCGGCGTTCCTGGGCTTGGGCGCCGTAACTCTGACCACCGGGACAGCTGTTACTAATAGCGTGGGTTTAGATCTGGGCGGGGTGACGACGCAGGGCGTGGCAGCGTTTTACCTGTCGAATACGCAACCCGCAATTGGCCTGTGGCGGTTCCAATGGCCGTCAAATCTGCTGACTCAGGATTTCGGTATTGGCTGGGTCGCATTTTCAGGTGTTGCGACGACCAGTACTTGGCTTGTTGACCCAAATACAGCTTTAACCGGTGGCGGAACCAATATCGTCTTCACCAAACACGTGGCAAGCTACGCGGGCGCGGCGGCTGGGGATCTGATGTGCCGGATTTATGACGCTAACGGTTTGTTTAACACCGATTTTGTTGTGGCGGAAGCGTCAACGCTGGCAAACGCAACGGCCTATAAACTCGAGGTCGCCAGCGATGGCACCGATTTGCGAGTGTATCTAAACGGCGTGCAGGTGGGCACCACGGTCACCATGACGGGCCTTACATCTGCATCACTGCGGCCCACCGTGCGGACCGCAAACACCACGGCTGCCGCGCGCCAGGTCGCCATCGATTGCTATTACCAGGAGCTGGGCCAAGCCACGGCCCGTTGATGCGGCGGCGTCCGCGATACTCCCCGGCGGCGGACTGGCGCCAGTGGGTGCGGTTTCGGCGGGTGCTGTCGGCCACGGGCGACTTGGGCGTGCTGGACGGGTCTGGACTGCACCGCTACACGGCCCTCACGGGTCAGCCTAACCCCTTCACCTCAGCAACGCTGGTGTGGCGGCTGCGGAATATGGACAATTCACGGCGTAACGTCATCGTCCGGGGTTGGGATCAGTTAACCGTTAACGCGACGTTTAGCAGCGCCACGGGGTCCATAAACGACACTAACGGCCCCCAGGCAAACTTTAACGCGCGAGACGACGGCGCAGTTTTGCAGTTCAATACCGGCCTCCAAGGGTGGGTAGCCGGGCCTGATGAGGCGCTCTACGCGGCCAGTGTGGACGGCACCAGCGGCAAGATGCAGGGTTGGATTCACCGGCACGGCTGGCGGGAGGGAGATAATCTCGTTGGAGGAGTAATACCCACGCCGATTGTTTATCCGACGCCCGCCATGATGAACAGCGCCGACCAGTGGGAACTGTTTGGGCTTAACTACTTTTACGGCGGGGACGCGGCGCTGGTCTGGCTGGCCATGGCGTCGGACAGCAGCGCCTTTGTGGATCTGTCGGTGGCCAGCACGCGGCGGATGCTGGAAAATGACCCCAGCACCTGGACCGGGATGCCCACGCCCCTGATCTGGTTCCAGGGGGACGCAGCGCACTGGAACAGCGGCGTTAACCGGGGCACGGGCGGCGACTTTTTGGTCAAGGCGGGAACAGAGGTGACGGACGCATGAGCACTTACACCGCCTTGCAGGCCGATGTGGCCGCCTACCTGCACCGCACCGACCTGACCACCGAGATCCAGGGCTTCATCGAGAAAGCCCGGCTGCGGGTGGCCCGGGATCTGCGCTCACTTGAACAGGAAACCACTATTGTCCTGACGAGTCCGACAAATGGCGTTTTTACGCTGCCCACCAACTTTATGGAGCTGAGGCGGGCCAGTTCCGGCGGTGTGCCGCTGCGGGCTGCCAATCAGGGCGAGCTGGACTACTGGGCCAGCAGCAGCCAGCCCTCGGTTTATGCCATCCACGGGCGAAACTTCTGGTGCCCAGGCGCAACCACGGTCGATCTGACGTATTTTGCCATCGAGGCCACGCTGACCAGCGGCGCGACTGAGCACCCCACCATGGCCGCCCAGCCGCAGATCTGGCTGTATGCCAGCCTGGCGGAGGCGGGGCTGTACATCAGGGACTTTGAGCTGATGGACCGCATGACGCAGGCCTACAGCGCCGAGGTGCAGGCGGTGAACGCCCGCGCCGAGCTGGCCCGGCAGGGCGTGGCGCCGAGCATGATTAGTGACAGCCTGTCAATCCAGAGCATGGCGATCCTGTAATGGCGTGGGAACGCTTCACCATGCTGCAGTACCTGCCGGATATACCGGACGCATTGAAACCGGCCGACAGCTGGTCGGTGCTGACTGATGCGAATTGGCGCGACGGGGCGGCATACCGGGATCTGGGCGAGGGCACGGCCTATGCCACCGGCACGGCGGTTAACCGTATGGAGTGGGTGTGGTCCTACGCGACGACGGGCACTTCAAACCGCCGTGTGCTGTATGCCGGGCGGAACAGTGCGGGCACTGGCACGAAACTGGGCATTTATCCGGGTGCTGGCACGCACACCGATGTAACAACCGCCGACTGGATTGCAGTAGGGGCCGCCAGCACCACCACCAACCTCTTCACCGGCGGCTTTCTGGGCGGCGGTATTCTGGTCAATATCTACAGCCCCCTCCATGCCCCGGTGTGGTTCAGCCAGTCCACGGCGACGGCCACCGACCTGTCGGCTACGCTGCGCTTCGCTGCGCTGCGCCCCTACAAATACTTTGCCATTGGCATTGCCGATAAGAACACCCCCAGCCCCGGCACGGTGCGCTGGTCTGATGCCATAGCGCCGGGCGTGGCCCCCACCACCTGGGCGCCAGCGGCGGGTAACGCAGCCGGTGACTTTGACGTGAGCGGCGCTCTGGGCGGGGAGCTGGTGGACGGTGGACAGCTGGGTGAGGACTTCGTGATTTACGGCCAGCAGTCTATGCACCTTATGAGCTACGTGGGCGGCGCCACGGTTATGACGGAGCGGCGGCTGTCCGCCAACACGGGGCTGATGGGCCGCAACTGCTGGGCCGACACCGGGAACGGCCACGTGGCTCTGACTGCTGATGACGTAGTGCTGGTCACCCCTGGGTCTATCACCTCAGTCTGCGACGTGAAAGCCCGCAAGTTAATTCTAAGCGCGATTTATGCCAGCACGGTGCCGGACGCTAGTCAGGTGTGGTATGAGCGCAAACGGAACCGGGTGTGGGTGGCCTATTGCATCGGCAGCACTTATCTAACCAATGCCTTTATTCTGGACCTGACCACCGGCCAGTGGGGTAAGAAAACCCTGTCCCGGGCCAGTTCTGGCGCCGCCAATATCGAGGGTGCCGCCTCGACTGAGCCCAATCTATATCTGTCGTTCAGCAGTTCCACGCTGGCCAGTAACAACCTGTATGCCGTGGACAGTGACGGTGGCAGCGGCAGCGGCGTAACAACCGCCTGGTATAAATATGATCTAGACATGGGCGACAGTGCGCGCCGCAAGTTCCTGCGCGGCGTCCGCATTCTGGGCGGTGACGCCAGCAGCGCAACCGGCACGGCGGCCACGGTTAAGGTGCGGGTGGGCAGCAAGAACAGCCCCGAGGCGGCTTACACCTTTGACACGCAGACCAGCTATGCGCTGGGCACCGCCCAGCAGCGGGGCTGCCTAATCGATGGCCGGTGGCTGGCAGTCGAGATTGAGTCGTCAGCGACGACCGACAAGGCTTACCAC